TTTAATACAGCATCACCGTCTGCTTGTTCATCTTCATCTAATCGTGTAATATAATGTCCATCTGCAATAATTCTAGTTTTTGTACTTCGTGGTTGCTCATTTTGTACAAGTGTAACATCAACGCCTAAATTTTTTAAGTTTTCACTTACAAGTCCTGCACCACCTAGAGAAGTTTTTACTTCAGTTAGATTAACTATAGGCACAGGTGCTTCTGGACTTATACGAGTAGAGGTACCGTAAATATATTTGTCAATAATTATATCGCCAAGAACTAGAACTTTCATAATACTATTATACTGCCATTTGCATTAACTGTCAAGTAAATTAATTGTTTGAAAAACAGTTTCTAATTTACTAAGATTAATTTTACTTTGAAGGGTATTACGTAATCCATGATGTAAAGGCTTTGGCCATTTAGTAAAACTACACCATGCATATCCGTCATGTTCTTTATTTAATTGTGGAATAAATTCATCTTGCACAACACACAAATATGTATGAAAAAGAAACTTTTTGTCGTTGCTAAGAAAACTTTCTAAAGGAAGTGTTTTTTTAATTTTAGTAACATCACCTATTTCTTCAACAATTTCTCGTTTAAGCCCTTCCCAAGGTGTTTCTGTACCTTCATTTGTGCCACCTACTAATCCCCAAACATCAGACTTTCTACCACCTGATCGATGTAAAAATAAAAATCTATTTGTATTTAAGGTATAGAATAATGCACCACTGCATACAATACTTGCGTTCATACAAGTAATTAGCCGGCTAGATCGATTCTCCAGGCGCCAACTGGATAGTCACCGTCGATACTTAGTAACCATTCGTTGTCTCTATACCTATATTGCGTTTGTGTGTTAAGATTGGTTGTATATGTAGTAGTTGTAGTCTCAGAAGCATCAAATATAATATTCCATTTTGATCCATCCCATTCTACTATATCATTTATACTAGCTACTAATCCTGTTCCGTCTGCATTTGCCCATGCACTAGAAACTTGAGTAGCACCTGCATCACCAATATCATCTAATAGTAATAATCTAACACCTGATGCTTTTATAGGTGTAGGATCATAGTTAGTAGGATCAATAATATAATCTATACTAGTTCTACCACTAATAATAGTATCTGAAGGGAAACTATCTGTATCAAAATCAATAGCAATTTGTCCTTCATCTAGTGGATTAAGTGCAAATGTGCCCGTAACTGTCTTAGCGTTATCGTTACTAGTAAGGAATATTCTACTAACACCTGCAGCATAAACTCCTGGTAATGCAGTAAATACTTCTCTCCAATTCTTATTACCAACCATACCATTAGCTACTAATTGTGCATTTCCTTGATTTACATAAAGACCATATTGTGCAAAATTAACATTAGCCGAATGTCCTCCAGCGGATTGTCCTATTCTTGTTCCTCTAGCATCGGTTGCTGTTCCTGCAACTGAAGTGTCATCATAAGCATTAAGTTGTGGTTGTGAAACTCCATCTTCAATAGTTCCGTTTTCTTCATCAAACATACTAGTTATAATATTTGTAATAACGCCCATTTTTCTTACTTTTGTTGGCGGACTAATATAGATAGGAACACTAAATGTAAGTGTAGCAATATCTATTTCACTGTCGACACCAACTGGTGTGCTTCTACTACTCCATTGAACATTTTCTAAATGCACAACAGTAATACTGGTCCAATCAATAAAGTTATCGGTAGTTTGCATTTCTAAGCTAGGGTTAAACAATACTAAAATTTGTTCTAGTAATTGCAGTTTTTGATCAGTGTTGCTTGCCCATATATCAGCATTGCATCTCATTAAATATGGTGTAGGTATTAATCTTTCTACGGTATATGCTTTTCCTTCTTGGTTAATATATTCTTTATTAACCTCATCATAAGCACGTTCCCGTATATTAGTTTTTCTAGTATATGTAGCATCTGTTAATCTATCTTTGTCTAATTCTAACCCTGTAATATAAACACTGATTCTAGGAGCACTAGGTAATTTATTTTCACTGTTTTCTCTAATAATATTAGCTACTTGTCGAGTTAAATCTCCGTACATAACAGGAACTTCTTTGGTTTGCCCGTCACCGTCGATAACAGGGAAGTTACTAAGTATACGCATCATCTGTGTAGTATATCGTCTTATTTGTCCATCATAAAAATGTTGCATTAGTTATCCTTTTTAGGTCTAAGTGCTTTAGACAAGCTTTGACGTTCTGGAACAGTTTCACCAGCAATTGTACTTGATTTAGTATTATTAATGAAACTTGCTTTTTGTGTTTGTTTTTCAAGTGTATTACTTAGAGTCATCCTAATATCATCATTTTGTTTAACCCATCTTTTCCCATCATATTTAAACATTCTATTTGGCAAAAAATCTGTACGTAAAAAATAATCACCTTGTTGATTATCTTGAGGGAATGCAATTCCAAATCCAAAAGGTGCACCATTAGGAGCTGAGTCTCCAGTACCAACTAAGTATCCAGTATAACCTTCTCTATCAGGACGATCAGTAACTTCGTCTGTTCTAGTATTAATATTTGAAGCATCTAGGTCATCTTGATCAGCAGTTTGTAAAGCTACTGTGCCATCTGGATTAGTTGCTACAGTATAAAAATGACTAATATCAAATCCGCTCTTAGGAGCATCTTGTTCAGCTTGTGCAACTACTGCTCTGTTTATCTGCATTTCTTTTTCGTATGTAGATAATACATCTCTAAGTGTATTATTTGAATTTTCACTAGCAGGTAAATCTAAAATATCTTTGTATTCTTGTGTATCGTAAATTTGTTTTAGCTTTAATCTATACAAATGCGGATACCATGTTTGACTAAATCCTTCTGCAGCACGATTTACATCTTCTACTACATAAAATCTTTTAAGTGCTACATCATAATCATTTAAGGCATATTCATCTGTTAAATGCGGCAATTCTATAACATCACCACTCATTATTTTTCTGCCTAATGTTTTTACTGAACTGTTTATGTGTATAGTCATAAACAACGTATCATTGCTTAAAAATAAACCAAATTGTGATAGATCAAAATCAATATCTTGAACATTATATACTGCTCGCATTGTATAAACATCAGCATCGTATTTTCTATCTCTATTTTCTAAAAATAATAAATCTTGTATGTTTGTTTCTTTTACAGCATCATATTTGGGCTGATCAGCAGTGGATTCTGCTGTAGAGGGGTTCCTAGCACCTATGTACTTGTGAACGTTAATATCAGTTCCGCCGACAGTGAACATTTCCTGGATTTGTCTATCTAGGAAATGATAATCATTACCGCGTTCTGGTTTATATAAAGACAGTCTTGGCATATGTATATTTATCGTAACGATAAATACTATGTGGAGAGTAAAGAATGACAGACCTAACAACAGCAAGACAGAATGTATATGATTACGTAAATACGTCACTTGGTGGCGGAATGATTGACGTTGAATTAGATCCTATACATTATGAGACAGCATTAGGCAAAGCATTAAGTAAATTTAGACAAAGATCAGATAATAGCGTAGAGGAATCATATTTGTTTTTAACTACAGTTGTTGATCAAAACGAATATGTATTACCTAGTGAAGTTATTGAAATTAGAAAGCTATATAGACGTTCAATTGGATCTCGCACAGGTGGCGGCGATGGCGGATCTCTGTTTGAACCATTTAACATGGCCTATACAAATACCTACTTACTATCAGGATCTAAGATGGGAGGATTAGCAACATATGATATGTTTGCTCAACATCAAGAACTAGTAGGAAGAATGTTTGGTAGTTTTATTGAATTCAAATGGAATACTACTACTAAAAAATTAACACTTTTACAGCGTCCTAGGGCAGAAGAAGAGATACTACTTTATGCATACAACTATAGACCTGATGAACAGCTTTTAGACGACTACCTTGCAAAACAATGGATCAAAGATTATACTCTTGCTAGCTGTAAATATATGCTAGGCGAAGCACGTTCAAAATTTGCTACCATAGCAGGACCAGGAGGAGGTAGCACACTTAATGGTGATGCACTAAAAGCTGAAGCACAATCTGAAATGGAAAAGCTAGAAAATGACGTATCAATGGCTGTAGCAGGCGGCGTTGGCTACGGCTTCACAATAGGCTAAAAACCACTTGACAACTTACTAAAACGATCGTATAATATAAAGATACTACTAACTTAGGAGACTTTGTATGATCATTGGTATCTGTGGATTAATTGGATCTGGTAAAGGTACAGTAAGCGACCATCTTGTAGATACATATGGTTTTGAAAAAATATCATTTGCTGATAAATTAAAAGATGCTGTATCCGAGCTATTTGGTTGGGAAAGAGAAGCACTTGAAGGCGACAGTACCTGGTCTAGAGAATGGCGGGAAGAACAAGACGACTTTTGGACTGAAGAAACAGGAAGAATTATTACACCTAGATTAGTGTTACAAGAGTTTGGAACCGACTGTATGCGTAATGGGTTTTATGACGGTATATGGGTTAGTATGGTAAAACAGAAAATAATTAATAATCCTAGTACAGAATTTGTTATTCCTGATGTAAGATTCCGTAATGAACAGAATGTTATTAGAGAGCTTGGCGGAGAAATTTGGCAAGTAAAGCGTGGTGCTGAACCTGAATGGTTTGGTAGTGCAATTTTAGATAATCATAATAATAGTAATCTTATGTCAGCATATGATATTCATGCTAGCGAGTATAAGTGGATAGACACTAACGATAAATTTGATGCTATACTATATAATGATGGTACAATTGAAGATCTTAAAAGTCAGGTCGAAGATCACCTTGTTTCCAGCGAACCCCAGATTTTTGCGTAATACGTTGACAGTTAGCACAAATTGTTTTTAAGTTAGTTGGTCTACAATTTTGTAGATCACCATCAATATGAAACACATCAAACTGTTCAGGGTGTTTACTTTTAAAATTACATTTTTCACAATAGTCTTTCTTCTCATAACCGACTTGCTTCCATCTAGGTATACCGTGTCCAACACCATTCCTTAAACAGCGTTCACATAATTTTCTATAATATACTTTTCCTGCTTTTTTATAATTAATTGCGGCAGGTCTTTGCTTACAAATGCATAAAGGTCTCATATTGTATTTACCTCACCTTTTTGGTACCTTTTTCATATGGATATATAAGGTGTTTTTAAGATTTTAGTATAAATACAAGTAGACGAACAAATCCAACAGGAGAACTAAAATGGCATTAACATCACCAGGCGTAGAGGTCAAAGTAATTGACGAATCATTCTACACCCCAGCAGCGGCTGGCACGGTACCAATGATTTTTGTTGCTACTGCTTCTAACAAAACAAGCAGTTCTGGAGCAGGCATTGGCGCTGGCACGTTAAAATCAAACGCTGGCAAACCTTACTTAATCACCAGTCAAAGAGAGCTTGGTGAAACATTTGGCGATCCGCTTTTCTACTCAGATTCAAACGGGAATATGATACATGGCGGCGAGCTTAACGAATACGGACTACAAACAGCATATTCATTACTAGGTGTAACGAATAGAGCTTATGTAGTAAGAGCAGATTTAGATTTATCTAAATTACAAGCAAGTGCAACAGCACCAGGTGGAGAGCCAGCAGATGGCGCACATTGGTTTGATACACTTAATTCATTATTTGGAATATTAGAATGGAATTCAGCAGCTATTACTACTACAGGCGGCCAAAGCTTTTCTACTAAAGCACCGACAGTAATTACAAAACTAACAGACTTAGTTGGTAATATTGCAAGTGGTATTCCGAAACCATCAGTTGGCGCAATTGGCGATTACGCAGTTGTAGCGGCAACTACTACTAATAAATTTTACTTTAAATCAAAAGGTAATGCAGGAGCAGGCATAGCAGCAGGAACATGGGTTGAAGTTGGATCAACTAACTGGCATGCTAGTCACCCAGCAGTTATTGGTACTGTGTCAAATCCTACACTAAGTAACGGTAACACAATTGTTATTAACACTACAACAGTTACACTAGCTGGTACTACAAATGCAGCATTAGCTTCGGATATTAACACAGCGGCAATTTCAGGAATTACAGCAGCGGCAGTAGACGGAGTACTTGAAATTTACTCAACTGGCGTTGACGTTGTATTAGCAAACGGTACAGGAACTATTACTACAGACGCAGGTATAGGGGCAGCAACATACGAAGCACCTAAACTAACTATTGCTCCGCATACAAGTGTTCCTGCTTACAAGAGCACAGATACAGCACCAGCACCAACAGGAAGTCTTTGGATCAAAACAACTACTCCAAATGGTGGTGCAAACTATAAAGTTAAGAAGTATGCAACTTCAACACAACTTTGGTCAACAATTACAGCACCAATATATGATACAAATCAAGCAGCAATTTTTGCACTTGATAAGTCCGGTGGAGGAGCAGGTATTGCACTAGGTTCATTGTATGTTAATACAAATGTTGAAGAAGTAACTCCAATAATTGCTAATAGTAAAATCTTTACTAGAGCAGCAACTGGTGCAACTAAAATTGTATCTGCTGCAATTACTACACAAATTACTGGCGCTTCATATGCATTTACAATGCAAGAATCAAAAGCGGCTACTTTGGCATTAGATAGTGCTAAAACTATTAACATAACATCTACAGCAGCTTCAAGTGATGCAGATGTAATTGCAGGAGCAATTAATGCTGCTGGCTTTACAAACATTACAGCAATTGTCGATGCTAGTAACAAAGTTCAAATTACACACAAATTAGGTGGTGAAATTAGAATCAAAGATACAGGCGGCGCACTAGCACTTGCTGGATTTGCTGTTTATAACTATGCTACTGGCGCAGGTACAGCTAACTTGTACACAGCACCAACTGGCGATACTGCAAGCGATTGGGTTGCTTCAAATTGGAAAGAGCTTACTTATACAGCTTCTAACACAGCACCAACTAGCTTAACAGAAAATGGTACACTATGGTATAGCTCAGTAGTAGACGAAGTAGATCTTATGATCCACAATGGTACTACTTGGGTAGGTTATCATAACTATAGCGGTGCATATGCTAACTGTGATCCAGCAGGACCAATTGTAGCAGCCAAAGAACCAACAGTACAGTCAGACTTAACTGCACTAGTTGAAGGTGATATATGGATTAGTACAGCAAACGTTGAAGAATATCCAGGCATTTATAGATGGAATAACACTACTTCAAAATGGGTATTGCTTGATAAAGCAGATCAAACTACAGAAAACGGTGTACTATTTGCAGATGCAAGATTTGGTGCAACAGGTGGATCAACAGCAATTAGTCCATCAAGTACTATTGTAGAGTTACTAACAAGTGACTTCTTAGATCCAGATGCTCCAGATCCAGCACTATATCCAAAAGGTATGATTCTTTGGAACCTACGTAGAAGTGGATTTAATGTTAAGAAATTTGTACGTAACTCAATTGATGTTACTGCACTTAACACTAGAGCAGGTGATGCATCAATGGCAGCTTACTATCCACATAGATGGGTAACTGACTCAGGTAATGCTGAAGATGGTTCAGGAACATTTGGACGTCATGCACAGCGTA